CGAATTATGGGACCTATATACAAGATGGAAGATAACGATTCAAACAAACTTCTAAAAACTGTTATGTTTGGTTTGTGGATGATCGTACAATATCGTCTCGGTCGAATCTCATTTTAGTCCTAAGTCGTGTTCAGTTTATGTTTAAATAAACACAAAAACAATGTCTTACGCACCGGTTTACGATTACAGATGGGGAAACGGGACCAAGATGGTGACCGATAGATCTATTTTGAGAGAGTCCAGAAAGTTTTTAATTGTTCATGGGAGAAAAATGGAAATCGAATACATTCCTAGGATTGGGGATCATGGCATTCATGGTGGTGTGTTACAGGTCATGCGCGGTCAACGGGTTATCAACTATCACTAGATAAAAACTAAATGCTTATATGTAGTCATGGATTACAAGGAACCTAATAAACGCGTCACAAAGAATGACAAAAAACATAGCAAACATGTTTATTCTCAAAAACATGCTAGGATTAAAACAGATATCATATTAAAATCTAAGTGTATTAATAATGAAGGCCAAAAATAAACAACAACTTCTCTTACTCGCTGCATTAGTCTTACTCGCGGTCGTGATTTATCAACTTAAAAACCCAGTAATCAAACGCGTTCGTGTCCATGAGCGCGTTGAAGTCCCAGTTCAAATTCCAGTAGAACGCGAGTTCAGGGCCCCACCTATAAAGGAATACAAACCATCCTATGTACAACAGATGGGTGTTTTAATTGGTGAAAACAATGAAACTTTACCATTGTATGGTAAAGAAGTTCGAGGAAGACGTGATAGTTACCACTACTACACGGTCACACCTGGTGAACAGGTGTACTCACTTCCAGTGTCTATTAATGACCGAGATTGTATGGACGATATGGGGTGTAAAGAGATATATGGGAATGAAACAGTTGGTGTTTTAGGACAAACTGGTTCATTCGAGGCAAAGTTGTATCGAACTGAACACTTCTTTTAATCGGATGGACTAAACATTACTTTCTTTGTTTCGTAAGATTCACCCTTCAACATCTTAAAGCCACACGACGCGAGTGTGAGTACCTGAGAACTCATGCATGAGCACACGCAACACATGATAATGAGAAGATTGAATGGTGTCTTAAACGGTGGAAATTGCTTCGCGAAGTTGGCGGCCACCTTGGTTGGTCCGTATATCATATAGTAACAACATAACAGTGTGCATATGTTTGACGCGAGGGCTGGAGTACTACACTGTGGGTTACCCATCTTTTAATTTACATATATTTTATTTGTAGCTTGAATGTTTTGTCCATGAAGCGTATAGCCTCTTTCATGTTTGGGTGACTCCACAATAACCACCTGGACCAGAAACCCGCAGTCTTCAAACCCGAGATTCCCCAATCCTCGAGTTTGCTCTTTGTCAATCGTAACATTCGTTCGTGTACCCGGTCTGGATCATTAAATTTCCGCGTGTCACCCCCGCCGTGTCTTAACACATATAAGCGCATACGCATTGGATTTTTGTGTATGGTATAATCTGTGTATCCTTTGCCACCGAAGTCCACCGTGTCACCATCCGGAAAGGTAACCCTGTACTTCTTTACACGGATCGGACTTTTCGTAAGAACGATCTTCATTAATATTACATTGGATTTTTTTTAAAATTTATAGTTTTAATATACGATTATATAGGAATTCAAACCAAAAGACGGAAATATCTGCGAAGTAACACCATGTTTTTTCATTTTTTAAAACACAAAAAATTTTTTTTATTTTTTACACTTTCTTTTTTAAAAAGAAAGTTTTTAAAAAAATATTTTTTTTTCTTAAAATTATTCATTATCTAAAAATCCATTGAATAAATTTATGAGATCTGCAAAATAGTCAAATGACGCACCAATGAAGTTTCCTTCGTAGTTCCTTTTCAGTATGTTATTGGTATCATATACAACAAAAAGTGCAAATATGTATACGAGTACCCGCGATAACTGTTGACCGGTAAACAGTCTGAATAATATCATACCCACGAGAGAAACAAACAGCACAGAACCAAGTGTACGCAAATCGTAACCCAATGAATACGTGGCGATACCTAAAGCAAACATGGCTATGAAGATGGCGACTGCATCGAGAAGGGCATCTTTTACGTTTCGAACACCCGACTGTGATAAGAAAACACCGGTCAACATGGAAATAACTGTAAACACGACGAAGCGACCTATGATATTTTTAGTGAATGCAAACATCAATATAGATACGATGTATGCAATGAGGTACTTGAGCATATTCGCGGCAACGACTTCACTCAACTTTTCATCTTCTATGATTGTTTTCGCAGATGTGTATGTTACGATGGATTGAAATATCAGATTTGCGAAAACCTTTGACAGGAACATTATTAATATATACATTTAAATTATTTAGGCCTTCTTCAAGAGAAGGTAATGATGGTACAAGTGGATACCATTGATGTACAAACCTATGGAGAGTGGGATAAGAAGTCCTGGGCGCTTTTTGTACACAGCCGGCAAACTCATCATGACCACGAACAACGCGAGCGTGAAGTAAAGCACTGGTGGTGCGATGAGTCCGGTCTGTGTTTTAGAAAGTCCAAGGAAAAATCGCTTATCGAGTGTATCGGTTTCTTCTGTGGGTTCTGGTGCGTAGTATTCTCGTCCTTTATAACCTGGCATTTATTATAATGTGGTATTTTATTTTTGTGCCATTCTTGTTAGTGGCGGTTGATTATTTCAAATCACCCATCGATAGATTATATTTTCAGCGGGCACTCAGACCATTTATTGGTATGCGAAATACACTCATAGATATGACCATGTATAAAACGTTTTATGACGTAGATGATTACTTTGGATTATGGCGCGTTCGACTTAACTTTAAAGAAATACGCGATTGTTATAACCATCATGAAAACACGGTAGAAAAGCACTACTTTCATGATATGGATGCATGGTTCCCAAAGAACGAAAATTACTATTACCATAAACTCGAAGATTTACCAGAAATACACGAGATAGTTAAGAGTATACCATGTGTTGAAAGCGGTATGATTGCAGTGATGGATGGTCCAATAACTATAGCACCACACCGAGCGGAGAGTAATATGCTTTTACGATATCATCTCACGATAAAAGGTACGAGTACACTAGACACAGAGTTTCAACTCCATGAACATGCACCTGGCCAAGAATTCCTATTTGATCACTCGCGTTATCACAAGGTGGATAAGACATCTTCGGATAAACGAGTTGTGTTGATTTTGGACGTAAAGAGATTTTAATCTATTAAATGATATCTACACACAGCCTTATACATATCATCACCCCCGATGAGCTCTAATTCTTTGCTACACGCTTTCCTCTTTGTAAATGGACCGGCTGTGCCATCTTTACAATCCATACAAAGTGCGGAAAGTTTAGTAACACTGTCTGCGATTGGGATACAGTCAAGTATTTCACCAAACTTCTCTTGCCTGTAATCACCATCGAGACCTGCCAAGAGTACAGTTTTCTTTAGAAAAAGACACATACCCACGAAATCTCGTATATTCGTAAAGAACTGGGTTTCGTCTATGGCGACAACATCCGAATCACAAAACTCGTTATTTAGAATACATTCTGATATATGACCTACTTTGATACACTCAAACTTTACCCCGTCGTGTGTATGAAGGACTTCTTCCTCGCATCTCGTGTCTTTGATAGAATTGATAACCACAATCTTCTTACCCAAAATTTTATACCGTTTAAGACGTCGGATAAGTTCCGACGTCTTTCCGGAAAACATATTACCTATGATGATTTCGAGACACATGTAATATACATGTCTCGAATGTTTAACCAATTTTTCCCTAAGTCGTATACAAGTGTATACAATAATACACACCATGATTCACAAGGCTTCATACAACGGTCACGTGGGATTTTACTGCATCGAGACGGGACGAATTAAATTTGGCGAAAAAGTTTTCCCCAGCATAGAAGTTGCCATAGAATTTTTAGGAAAGTAAAGTATGACTAAGATCATCACCGCGCGCACACTTTTTATAAAATCGCTTGAGATGAAGACGGAACTTCGAGTAAACAAATCAAAATCATCTACTCACGCACCCGCGTGTAAATCATGCAACGGAAATAAGCTCATTGTCATACTTCGAGACGATGAATGTAAAACATGTAGACGATGCATGCCACGTAGAAATAATAATAATGAATTGTAATAGGAGCATGGACGATTCCGTCATATCCAAACGTTTGACACAATTGAGACGTGCGCACGGTAAAGTGTATGCGCCTTTGAAATACTTCAGAGGTCTCAGTACATTGAAAGATATAGACACGCGTTATAAAAAGATGTTAAAAAAGACATACACGAAATTCTCTACCGATAAGGGCGTGAAAACTCGAACGTCATCGTACACGAAACGATTCCGCGAAAAATATCCGAACGCGAAATCCCTACCGGAAATCGCGAAGGCTACGAAGATACCATTGAAGACACTGAGAACCGTGTACGAACGAGGACTCGCCGCGTGGAGAACCGGGCACCGACCGGGCGCTTCTCCACAGGCGTGGGCATATGCGAGAGTACATAGTTTTGTGATGAAAGGGAAGGCGTATTACACGGCGGATAAAGACTTAGCCCTGCGTTTGAGTAGACCTCGCGCTATTTGACGTGTTTGGTCGAGCACTCACAGTTCGCATGACGCTTTCTGGTTTAGCACTCTTGGTTCTGACCACACTTTCTGGCTTAGCACTCACAGTGCGCGTGACACTTTCTGGTGAACGCTTTTGAGTCACGGAATTAGGACTCCTCTTAGCCTTTATTCCAGATGACACATTACTCATGGGTATTTTGATGCGTTTTACGGATACCTGGGAGGAAGTTGAACTACTCTTTACATTAGACCTTGGTCTCTTAAGCAATGTCTGACGCTGTGGTCGATTCATTTCAGCTGTGTTATTTCGACTCGGTGCAGCTTTACGAACAGGAGTGGGTGTTTTTGCTTGTGGAGTTCGTTTTTTCACCGAGCTACTCGGTCCATTCTTAGCAATAATCATTTGTGTGGTTGCTCGAGTGTTTTCGTTTATTCTTGCATTTATATTTAGTTTTTTTATATAATTAACAACCGAACTATTCTGTTTAGTGGTATCGTTTTTAATTAAAAGATCATCAAACCCGTGTATAATTACACCATTTTTACCATACGTCGAATTATCAATCATTATTCTCGGCTTTAGTCCGAGGAGTTCTTTTTGTAAGAACGCGGTCATACCAACAAAAACGCCATCAATGGTACCGGATACAGCTCTTAAGCCTTGTTTATATTGATGAGATACAGTGAGTATTTGAGCAAAATCGCCCATGAATTTTGATATCTTTTCTATAACACCACCATCCTTGGCTTTTTGAGTAGTTGTACCCATTTTCAATGGTACATTATTTACCGAAATATTGAATTCTGTATTATTTATGTATATACTTATAGTCATATAATTTCCAAAATTAAACGTGTATGTATTCACATCAAATTTATAATGTGTGTATGGCTTATCACTTTTAAATAATTGTCTCGTTAATCGGTCCATGGTACCACCCCTTTGACCAGTTGAACCACCGCCTCTACCGGGATCTAATAAGTTACTCACGTTTATTAATGGTTTTATGTAGTAACTATTACCAATTTTACTAGATTTTATAATTTCTACTAAGTTTGTGTCTTCGGAATCAAGTGACATATATATAGGTTTTATTGGCTGTTTTACTTTGGATTTTATTTTGCCTGTACTTGATAAAAAGTACATACCCTCCCCATTGTTCCATATATTATGTATATTATTCTTTAAAGCTGAATCTGATATAGATTTTTGGGTTTTACTATACCTGTATAATTTTCCATTTTCTACTTTAAGTATTTCATAGTTAATCATTTTATCGATTGTATTTGTACTTTTAGTAAATTTTACAGATTTTTTAAGTAAAAATTTAACATATTCACTTTTTAAGAAATCTTCAAATGATGTATCTAATGGAACTGTTTCGTCGTGAGTCATGTCGAGCCATATCATAACCAAAAAGTTAATGATTTTATCGTCGTTCATTTCTATATTTAAAGTAGAAGGAGGTAGCCTATCTGAAAGTGTGGAACCTGGTTTACTTATTATATCATGTTGAATTTTTATATAGCGATCTATATCAGAGTTACTTAAATTCTTAAATTCGGATTTAATGCTTGTATCCGTATAATCAGAATATATATGTCTCAGTGTTATCCACACCAACTTGGATTTTCCAGATGTATTACCTATTTTGTTATCTATATACGAAATAAGAGTCTTTTTATCTTTTATTACTGTTTTTTCTACTACTTTCCTTTTTTTTATGGTTTTTGATTTGTTTGCGATAGCCCCAGTCTTCTTCGCTTTTTTGCGAGTTGTGGTTGTAACCGCGACTGTGGTCAGTCTATTAGGTTGTTTTCTTGTCCTGACAGGTCTCGACGACATCTTATAATAAAGACAGAAAAAAGTACCTAAGTCACATTGACCTATCATTAAAATAACAAGACTCAATCAAACATGAACTCTCAATCTATCGCTACCTACATCACCAACCTTGAAAAGGAGAATGCCGAACTCAAAGAGCGTCTCCGCAAATGTGAAGAAGAAAAAGCTATTCTTGAGTACGAAACTATGCTTCACTACGCCGAAGTGAGTGATAATGAATCGGTTGCTTCTGACGTGGACTCAGACTATATCGAAGTGGTGGAATCGGAATCGGAATCGGAATCGGAACCGGATGATTACTTTGTCTGCTATAATTTGCCACTCACGAATGCGTTTGATGACCTCGCTCAAGAGGAAGAAAATGTATTCAAGAAATCCGTATATGAAAGAGCCGCCAATATCATCTATCACCTTGATTTCAAACTAACCAACGGTGAGCAAATCTCCCACATGTATGGTATTGGAAAGGGTATCATCCGAAAAATAAATGAATTTCTTGAAACTGGTGAAATTAAGAGGTTCAAGACATTCGATACAAATGAAATTATCGCGGAACAATTGGAATTACTCGCACGTGTAGAGGAAAATCTACACAAGCGTGAAGCTTACGAAAAGGCTGCGAATGCTATCCGCAAACTTCAATTTGAAGTGACAAACGGCACCGATATTTCACAAGGTCCTCTTAAGGTGCCCGGTATCGGTATTGGCATCGCGAGAAAGATCGATGAGTACATAACGACCGGTACAATTCAGACGCGTTAGTGTGTAATAACTTAGTCATTATTAATAAACATTTTCCTTACTTCATCATATACAACATTCAATAAGGCAACTTTATACGCGAGAAAGCCTATAAATGTCACCCCGTAATCAAAGTCAAATGCAAAAGGTGCACTGTTCCACACAGTTTCAAATATAGCGGTTCCAATTGGAGCCAACAACTGTTTTTGAAATGGTGAATTTTCAATGTTATCTACGTGATTTTCAAGAAGACTGATATACGCGAGAGAGGTAGCAACACCCATCGTTGCTGACACACCTTGTTCTGCACCATGTGTGATGAAATACATAGACGTGAGTGCACCACCATACCCTATGGTTGCACGATTGATTCTCCTCTTGAGCTTGTCGTAGTCATTTTTGGGTTCTGTGCTCGCACGAACGACAGTGTTATGAATGGCCCACATTTGGTAACATGCGATGTAATTCCTTAAATTGTATAAAGAATTTACTGGTATACTACCAAATGAGTGAACTTGGTGTGAAAAAGATTACCGAAGATGCTATTATTCCATCTCGTGGTTCTCCTCATGCTGTTGGCTATGATTTACATAGCGTGGATGCGTGTACTATACAGCCTAACACCCGAGGCCTTGTCGGCACGGGGATCGCGATTGCTTTACCATTGAATGTATACGGTCGAGTTGCCCCTCGTTCGGGGCTCGCGGTGAAACACGGCATCCAAGTGGGTGCGGGGGTCATCGATCCGGATTATACCGGTGAAGTCAAAGTGGTGTTATTTAACCAAAGTGACAAAGAATTCGAAATCAAAAAGGGGGATAGAATTGCTCAACTTATTCTTGAAAGGTGTGAAACGCCAATTGTTCGAGAGATTGAAACTCTCGAAGAGACGGCGCGAGGTGCGGGTGGATTTGGTTCGACTGGCGTCTAAAACTTTACACGTGATATAATTTAGCTTCCAAAGATGGCACAAAGAGTATGTCATTTTGCATAGTCATCCACATTTTTGCAAGATTTATGTCTGCATATGACCATAATAACCACCTCTCCCAATATTCTTCGGTGTAGATGTTATCCCAATCCTCGTCATTACTTTCGCATACATACAACATCCCGCGTTGTATTTCGAGTGGATTTGTTTCTAGAAGCACCTTCTTAGGTATAATTGCACCCTTCCTAAGAAGATGCTCGCGCATGAGTTCTGAATTCTTGTGTTCTGTAAAATCAGGTATCCCTGGAGTACCAAAATCGATCGATTGTTTATTCGCCAATGTCACCCTATATTTACAGTGTATAACCGGACTCGATGTGATAGCAGCATACATTATACAAAATCATAACATTTATTTATTTGATGGACTGCCGTACCTGGGGGTGTTGTTATTATTTTTTGGAGAAGACACTTTCTTCTTTGGGGACACCGACTTCATCGCTTCACTAATCGCCTTTCGAATCATACTGATATTAAGAGTTTGTGTGCGTCTCAAATTTTTAGCGAGGTTTTCGCGTTTCTTTGGTTTAACTGGACTCTTAGTAGCTGGTGTTGGTTTATTACCCTTCCCTGGTGATTTGGAGTTACTCATATTTATTGTAATAAAGTGAGAAAAAAAGCCTAAGTCAATGTATATGAGTGTTAATTTTAAACGCGATACAATGCTTGAAATTTTGAACTCTACGATTGGTACGGGTGGGCCGCTGGTGATTGAACACAAGGGTCGAATCATTTGTGAGCCATGTATGATCATAGACGTGAAGCATGTGTCACGAATCATTGAGAAAATCAAGGATATGAAATTCACTAAAATCGAACAAACTTCAGATCGTTCCTTTTCAATTTCTTAACGACAAACTTAGTTTCTATAAGACGCATGTAAGCATACGCGGCCAAGAACGTGAGTTTATACTCGCATTGTAATATTTTACTCAAATGCCACGTAAACATTGTTAACACATAATTGTCCTTCTTATTCCATGTCTGTTCCCTAGTCGTTGTCGTAGTTCTCGCCATAAAGTATATAAAAACACAACTTCTAAGTATATAATGTGGACATACACGTCTATTGACGGTATCAAAATAAAAGTGGGTGAAGATGCAAAGGATAACGATAAACTCACCGCGTCGAGTTATCCAAACGAATGGTGGATGCATGTATGTGATGCACCTGGGTCACATGTTGTGATATGTCACGAAGGTGACATCATACCAAAAGAAACGCGTCGTGATGCAGCCGTGCTCGCAGTAAAGCACAGTAAAGCGCGTGACATGTCTATGGTTCCAGTTGATTTAGTTCGCGTAGGGGATGTTATATCTGCAAAGAATCATGGACAAGTCCATCTCACGAAATCCGCAATGATACTCACAGTCTTTCCAAACAAAGAAAAACCAAGAATTGAAAGATTATCAAAGACGAAGCATTAAATTACATAAGACTCGAATAATGACCAGCTATGTAATAGACATCCTTAAACCCATATTCGACTAATTTATCGGCAGCCACCCGAGCTCTTTGACCCGAATTACAGTACACAAGTAATCCTTTCTTTGGGAGTTCGGCAACCGTCTTCTCATTTATTTTCGTCACCGGTAAGTGGATGGCGCGCGGGTAATGACCTAAACGATATTCAAACGCCGTTCGTACGTCTATGACCTTCTTTATTTTTCCAGACTTTATCATCTTCTTCGCATCTTCTGATGACACGAGATTTTCCCCTGTGAACGTATATATGAATGCAGCTGCACCCAATGCAATCAACACTGGTAACATTTATATATACCGACATAAAGATTTAACGTGATTGTCACTCATGAGTCTTCGAATTAAGAAGCTTTACCCAGATGCAATCATACCAACACGGACTTCACCCGGTTCAGTTGGCTATGATTTATATAGCATGGAAGAAGTCGTGGTTCCACCGTTAGAACGTGCATTTATAAGCACGGGTGTGTGCGCGACATTGCCACCCGGTGTATATGGTAGAATCGCACCTAGATCTGGTTTAACGTTGAAACATGGTATACAGACTGGGGCTGGTGTAATTGACCCAGACTTTACTGGTGAATTAAAGGTTATCCTATTTAATCACGGGAGTGAACCGTTCGTCATTAAGAAGGGGAATAGAATTGCACAAATGATCATAGAGAGATGCGAAACACCACTCATAGAAGAAGTAGAAGAACTCACAGAGACTCAACGCGGGTCTAGGGGATTTGGTTCATCTGGTAAGTAATTTAATTAGAGAAGGCGACACCAGCCATACCATTCTTTATACGCAAAATATTGTAATTGGTGGCATACACTCTATACAAGCCATCTCTGGCATCGGACTTTGGATTTTGAATGGTCAATTTCGCATTGTCGATTCGAGAGAAATTGAGAGAACCACTTGGTTGCGACTTATTAAGCGTTAAACAGAATGGCCACGTGAACAATGGAAGTGCATCGAGCGAGGATGGTGCGAGAGAAGTCGTGTGCATCTCATGGACAACATTGTGGTGGAACGTATTAGATGCATTTTCGAAAAGCGCGAGACCGTTGATGTAAAGCGACGCCGTGTCGAAGCTGTAATCATCAATCCAAGAACCAGTAGACACATTAGATGTGGTCAAGTGAAGCGCCTTCACTGGGTGGTTAAAGTAGGTGAGATCAATGGACGTGTCAGTCTTAGAGGCTGGCTGGTATTGGACTTGCGAGAACAATATCTCGTGTTCATTATCAGTGAAATACTCGCGTTCAGCCGTGTCGAGGTATGCATACATACCATAAATCTTTGGTCTGGCACCGAGGTTAGAAAGTCCGGAACGACACTTAATGCGTAATTCGACTTCATGGTATTGCAACGCTACCAATGGGAGCGATTTAGTCCAATCTTCGCTGAAGAAGAATGGAATCATGTAGTAATCGGCCGCCCCACCCGCAGAGCCCTTCGCGTTATCCGACACTTCGGCAGTGGTAACCGCACACGACGCCTTCGCTTGGTTATCACGGTACAACACATTGTGAATACCTTGAACATACAACGAATCAAATCGGCAAATTTCTTGGCCACCAACTTGAAGACTGAATTCAGTCAAAGATGTCGAATCGGTAGAAAATAAGCCATCGTCATTAATAGACACGTTCGAAATTTGTGGGTGTTCGATCCAGATATAGCTCAAAAGATCGCCTTTAGAACGGATTGGTACAACGACTTCACTCCCGGAGGTGAAGGTACCGATGTAATCCATGCGTTCTGGTTTGAGAGCGAAGTTTGTGTAGCGCTTGTAATTTTGGCGCCAGAAAGAAACTTGGGGGTCACCTGTTATGTAGGCATCCTGAGCTCCGACTGAGACTAGTTCCACTAGCGCTGCTGACATTTAATAATAAACTATATTAAAATTTTAGGTGCATAACGAAGTATGGTTGTCTTCCAAGCGTTGACCTGGGAATCAAGAGACACAGAAGACGAACACTTGATTAGTATATTCGGTAAGACGAAGGATGGTAAATCTGTGTGTGTGACGACAAGCTTTACGCCGTATTGTTTTATAAAACTCCCGCGCGATGTCACACAACAACGAGTTCAGATCATATATAACAAGATCGATAAAGCGTGCCCTGGGTGTCTTATGAGTTACAATACTATTCATCGCAAAGATGTATGGGGATTTCAGAATAATGAACAATTTCCTTACATGCAACTCTTTTTCAGAAATCTATCCTCGAGACGTATGGTAAGTGGGCGACTTCGACGACCGCTTCAAGATGAACACATTAAATTGAAAGTATACGAATCTAATCTCGACCCAGTACTTCGTCTGATGCACAGAACTGGTATTCAGTCAACTGGGTGGCTTGATTCTGGTGATGCGTGTGAACCTACATACTTGGCAAATACTGACATCGACCTTACGTGTCCAAATTGGAAAACACTTAAACCCGTCGAAGATCCAGAAACTGCACCATTCGTAGTTGCATCTATTGATATTGAGTGTAACAGTTCTACTGGTAAGTTCCCGGACGCCGATATTGATGGTGATGCATGCTTTCAAATTGCAATTTCTCTGTGTACATTTGGAAATGATGAACCATATGAAAAGACATGTCTGTGTTACAAGCAGACCGACAAAGACCTCGATGGATGTAACATCGTATCATATGATACGGAACGGGAAATGCTCGAAGCGTTTAGTGTATATCTCAACGAGAAGAATGTAGATATCATCACAGGTTGGAATATTTTTGGTTTCGATCTTGAGTATATCGTAAAGCGTGCTATCGTTACACAGTGCAACCCAATTTTCTTTCAAATGAGTAAATTACGGGGTTACAACTGTGAGATTGTACGTAAAAAACTATCGTCGAGTGCCCTGGGTGATAACGATTTGAAGCTCGTGAGCATGCCCGGTCGTTTTATTTTTGATTTGTTTCATGAAGTAAAGAAGGGTTACAAACTTGATTCATACAAATTAGATAACGTATCTAAGTTGTACCTCGGAGATAACAAGATTGATATGCCTCCAAAGGAGATGTTTGCGAGGTTCAAAGAGGGCGACCCCGTAAAATTAAGGGAAGTTGCCGAATATTGTATCAAAGATACATTACTTCCACATAAACTATTATCTAAACTGTGTATTCTGGTGAATCTACTCGAAATGGCAAAGGCGACATGGGTACCGTTATGTTATCTCGTCGAACGTGGGCAACAAATTAAGGTATTTAGTCAACTCACAAAAAAGGCTCGAGAAATGGGGTTTATGGTACCAACTATTATGTATGGACAACTCCAAGACCAAGGGTATGAAGGCGCAACTGTATTAGATGCACAAAAGGGTGCATATTACACACCAATCACAGCTCTCGATTTCGAAGGCTTGTATCCATCTATCATGATGGCACATAACCTATGTTATTCGTCTCTCGTCATGGATCCAAAGTATGAAAATGTACCCGGTGTTACATACGAGACGTTTGAAATTCCAGTTCCAAGTAAGGAACCTGGTGGTAAGGCGACTAAACGTACGTGTAAATTTGCACAAGATGTACCGAGTTTATTGCCAAGTATTCTTCTTGAATTGAAACAGTTTAGAAAGCAAGCTAAACAGGATATGGCGGCATCATCTGGTCCACTCAAAGCCATGTACAACGGTAAACAATTGGCGTATAAAATCAGTATGAACTCCGTGTATGGATTTACTGGTGCATCGAAGGGTATGCTTCCGTGTGTGAACATCGCATCAACGGTGACTACAAAGGGTAGGAGTATGATTGATGAAACAAAGGAGTATGTGGAAAAGAACTTCCCGGGTGCAAAGGTACGATACGGTGATACGGATTCGGTTATGGTTGAATTTGATGTCGGCGATCGGAAAGGTATCGAAGCCGTTGAGTACAGTTGGGAGATTGGTGAGAGGGCTGCAAAGGAGTGTACTGAACTATTTAAAAAACCCAATAATCTTGAACTTGAAAAGGTATATTGGCCCTACTTCTTATATAGTAAGAAGCGATATGCAGCAAAACTATGGACACAAGGAAAAGATGGAAAAATGAACATGGATTACATCGATGTGAAAGGATTGCAGTTAGTGAGACGTGATAATACATCGCATGTGAGAGAAGTATGTAAAGAATTACTGGACGTTGTACTTGAAAGTAGCGACACGGAACCACCGAGAGCTCTGGCTCTACAAAGAGCTATTGAACTCATTCAAGGTGACGTACCAAATGAAAAGTTAACGCTCTCACAGGGATTGTCAGATACATACAAAGTGAAGGGACAAGGGGTCTCGATTAATAGCCCAAATATAAAAGATATTAATCAAGCACATGTACAGGTTGTACGAAAAATGAGAGAAAGGCAACCTGGTTCCGAGCCACAGTCAGGTGACCGCGTACCTTATATTCTCGTCAAAACGGATGATCCAAAAGCAAAGGCGTTCGAAAAATCAGAAGACCCCAAATACGCAAAGGATAACAACGTTCCAATTGATTACGATTATTATTTCATGAACAAATTCTTGAATCCAGTGTGTGATTTACTTGAACCGTTATTTGATGACCCAAAAGAAGAAATTTTTGGTGAACTCCTCACTAGAATTAAACCAAAGAGACGTGTTAAGAAGAAAAATGAAGAAACACCCCTCGACGAATTGCCATTTAAAAGTTAGGCGCTATAATGTATTAAGGTGTGATGAGGTTATCTGAAAATTTGGTAAAGGCGTATGACGAGGATTTGGAGAGGATGTGCCACGAGCGTACATTAAAATTTATTCAAAATGTATCAACGAGTTATGGTATACCTCTCAAACTTCTCATGCGGGACATGCCAAATCCAAAGGGGTATTGCATGGGTATAAAAAAAGGTGGAGAACCGTGTACCAGGAAGGCGAGTCACGACGGGTTTTGTTTATCACATTCATCGGCGACTAAGTTACATGAACCAGTAAACATATCGACAACAATTAGACATAATCACACATTTCCACCGATGTATAAACCTGGATGTCCAGCATGCGAAGCATCGAGCAATAACCAATTTAGAGATTTGAAGAGTATGATGTAGTATGCGGAAATCAGACATACTGTTACATTCCATTGATGCGTTTTATGACACACCTACAAACGGTGAAACGCTCATACAAATACTCACTAAAACGGGTGGCATTTCTCTTCGCAATTTAGAATGGTTCATAACCAATTATTCGAAAAAAACAAACTTGATGTACAAAACAAATGACGGTAAGATTTTCAGTGTACACTGTGCCTATAAATCCACACTTGATGGATATAGCAAAAAACTGTTTGATCCATTCTGTAGGTCTGACAAGATATCATACAAAATTCCTGGTACATCTGATGAAATCAATACAACTGTTGCACAGCTCAATTTCATCAAATGGTGTATCAAAAATGGTATCATAGAATACATTAAACAAAACAAAGAACGATTATTCGGCAAGTAACGCGTTAGTATCCTGCACCTGATACGATTCTCTTGTTGTTAAGTAGCCATTTTCAAACGTGAATGTTTGGTAGCATGTGTAATAGATATGACACGTAAATTGTTCATTTGTTCCATAATATGGATTTAAGTTAAACTCAATTAGAGTTCTGTTATTTTTTATATTCGTAAAATCCAAACTTCCCGATGGGTCCACATTTCTGGGGTTCATCGAGAAGGTGTACGTGTATATATTCCTGGGTGTTGTGTGAAATTTGTGATTCAATGGCATAAGATATCTATAGTAATGTGAGTCAACGTAATTGATGAATGGAAGTTCTTGGCCATTTATAAACATTTTGGCCGACACCGCGATGTCATCGGACAATGAATCCACCGCTCTCTTATATGAATAAAATGGTGTCAAATTAAATCGGTTCTGATAATAATCGTATATTTGATTACTTGAATATGTGTTGCTCGCGATATTTTCGTTTTCAAATATCTTATTTCTAAAGAAAAAGTGGAATGTTTTTACACGATTTTCGGGTGTAAGCTCGATTTTTAACTTGTCATTTCCAATTTCGGTATCAACCTGTGGGTGTGTCTTAAATATGTCTGTTATCATTTCGTGCTTATTTGTTGTGTAGTATAGGCGTTCTTCTGTTGTGAGCGTTATCTCTTCTGTCACTATATCAAAGTCACTAACCGTGAGTGTTTGTGTATCATCCGTAAAGAATGTCTGTGGTCTGAAATCGATTTCAAATTCCAACTTTTGTTTGTGCATCGCACACAAAGGGAAGTACGGTCTGTTGTATACGTTTGTTTCGTAATCCGATGATTCATAGCTTCTTGAAAAAAAGAATGGAATCGGTACATATACGAATGTATCAGCTGTTTTTATAAAATTGAAGGTTGGATCGAGCACAGTTTCCCTGTATATAAAACGACCATCGGTATATATTCGACTCACACTTTCAGATTGGTCGAGATACATTTCATCATAAATGAAACCAATGTCATCTCTGTACACCTCAAGGACGGTTTCGTCTACACGCATTGTTATTCGTTTAAATAAATGTCTACCTACGCGGTCCGCGTAATTAAATGTACTCGAAGACAAGGCTGGAAGTTTAATTCGTATATACATATTACATAATAAGTCACCCATATCCTGTGGTCTAAGTGTAACCTTTACGGTTTGATTGAAAGGCCATCCTGCGGTTGCATTTGTTGGTTTGATAACTTTCAAATTCTTATGGAATTTTCTAAAATTCGAGTGTCTTTTGTTTTCATACTTAAAGAGTGATGCATCACCCAATAAGTAGGTGTCCTGTTGTCCTATGGCAGACAGGCAAAGTGCGGCACCGGTATCTGGACCAGATCTATCACACATACTACTTATTGTTTATATATTTTTAAATCCATTTTCCACATGTCAAGATGGCTCGTCCCCTTCAATTTTTCAAGTTCATCTTTCGTCTTGCGTGTTTCTTCATTTAACGCCTCCACAGCTTCCCGTGTGTACTGATATGTCTTAATGTTAAGAAGGTAGTCATACGAATCTTCTATTTTGTCGTATGATTTTGATATTTCACTTTCGAGATCATTCTTCTTGCGCTTGAACACAATGATGCGTTCATTAATAACAGCATCCACAAATCGTGACATATTTTCCAGCTTCTTCGCTTTCTCATTCAGCACACGAACAATGTGTTCTTTTCGTTTCTTGTACACACCCATTCGAATCTCCACAAAATCAACTAAGATCTCTTCTGGACTCTTGTACTTTTTGATACCACTCGTTGGGTGAAATAAGTGCATATTGCTCACATGGAATGACTTTTGGAGTTTGAAATCCTTGATGATATCTTTACCCGAATACCCTGTGATTGTAAAATCAACATCATCAGTTGTGCTATTATTTACGTAGCTCGCGATGACCTTTTTCTCCATGAGTGTATCGAGGTGTTCCTTGTAGTCCTGTGTCCAACGACCCGGTGGAAGTTCTGTGATTTTGATTTTATTCCCCGTGCTCGTAGTAGTCCAGATACCTTCCGTGATCCAAAGATCGTCACTGTTTTTGAATACACGGCCCTTGAACTTATTGAACCAAGGCTTCATTTCTTTGAGAGATTGCCCAGAAATAGCTCGCTCTATGTTTTCACAGATGTCCTTTGGATTAAATGGTGGTACATAACAACTGAAACCAGTACCAATACCTTCAGTACCATTAACTAATACAGTGGGTATGATTGGCACAAAGTATTCTGGTTCGATGAGTTTACCATCGTCGTCGAGATATTTGAGTACGGCATCATCCTTTGGATCGAATAATTTTCTTGCATCCTTGGTAAGCTTTGTAAAAATATACCTCGTTTGGCTCGCATCCTTCCCACCCATGAGCCGTGTACCAAACTGACCACATGGCTCAAGCAAGTTAATATTGTTTGAACCAGTAAAATTATGTGCCAATTTTACGATTGTATCTGCGAGAGATACTTCACCATGATGGTAAGATGTCTTTTCTGATACATATGCCGCCAATTGCGCGACCTTCATTTCATTGGTTAAATTTTTAGCAAAGCATGCATACATGACCTTTCTCTGGGATGGCTTGAGACCATCCGACACGTGTGCAATAGATCTTCGGAGGTCGGCGAGACTGAAGTTTACCAAATCCTTGTGAACGAAGTCTGTGATATCGAGTCGATTGACTTTTCCATATGGGATTTCGAGTTCTGAACCCTGTTTTTCTGTACTTTCAAGTAGCCACGTTTTGCGTGAATCGGCCTTTGTTTTATCGAATGCAAGTATAATAGAATCATCCGTCTTTTCGTCCGTATCAAACTTAACAGTCAACTGCTCGATGCTCTTAAAGTATTCTCTGGCCTCCGCAGATGTTGAGGTACCCAGACCCTTGTAGTATTTTATCTTCCACCCAGCTTTTCCATCACCGTACCACTGTCTAAACATCGAATCCGTGTAAAATGACATCGTTTGTGAACCTTTCGTAGCCTTAATGATGGGTGTCACCATACTCACAACAAAGTTCAACTCGAGTAGACTTGGCCAGAAATAATGAATCATGTTGAGAATGAGACCCTTGATATGACTCCCATCGGTATCCGCATCAGTCATGATCATGAGTCGACCATATCGAAGTTCATCCAATGTCGTATACACTTTACCTTGTTGAAGACCGAGAATCTTCTTGAGATCACTAAATTCCTTATTCTCTGTGAGTTGTTTAACGGATGCATCTCGTACATTCTTACACTTCCCGCGAAGTGGAAATACCCCATAGTAATCTCTTCCTACCACGGATAACCCCGCCACTGCGAGTGATTTAGCCGAATCACCCTCGGTGACGATGAGTGTACATTTTCCGGATTGTGTGGTACCGGCTTTATTTGCATCATCAAGTTTAGGGATTCCTGTGATTTTAGACTTTCTCGCACCATCAGTCTTTTGAAGTTCTTTCATTTCCTTGAACTTTGAGAGTGCCATGAGTTCATTTTGCACATTCGTTTTGAGAATATCCTTAATGAGTTTCTTCGTGGGTTCGAATTTGCTCCCAAACTCTTGTGGTTTAAGTGTACACTCGGACTTGACCTGACTACTGAATGTCGGATTCACGAGCGTTGATTTCACAAACACCACGAATGCATTTTTGACTTGTTGTGGTTTGAGTTTGATTTTCTTTGCCATCTCATCAATGATATTACTCGCAAGTATACCCGCAACATGATCAACGTGTGTACCACCTTTAGTAGTACAGATACCATTCACAAATGATACTTGTTCAAACCCATCCTCGGATGGTGCGATACACACGGACCATCTATCGGATGTAAACGTACAAATCTCGTCTGATTTTGTATGCATCTTTGCATATTCATTGAATGGCATCTTTGAAAGCGCTTCACCTTGTAATTTAATTTTACAGTTAGATGATGTGCATATGTTTGCGTCATAAACACGCTTTTCAAAGATCTTAAAAATGTGTTCATCCATGTCTTTCATACCAAAACGAGGCCAATCTGGTGTGAACGTGACACAAACACTTGATGTCGATCCGGTGTAACTTCGCATCTTTGGTTTTCCACAATTCTTCATGTTATTCGTCCACTCTTGTGTGTACGTTGTTTTGTTCTCCGAATCCTTGATTTTGATGGAGAATTTACTCGAATATACGTTCGTGAGTTTCGCCCCATATCCATTTCTGCCACCCACGACTCTTTGTTGTGAATCATCATAGTTTGTGCTCGTGAGGAGATGCCCGAATGTGAGTTCTGGATTCCAAATCTTTTCGGTTTCATGTTCCTTGACTGCGATACCTCCAAGAGGTCCATTATTCTCGATACTAATTTCACCATTTTGCTTGTCTATATTGACAGAGATTGACGTTACCTGTTTGGGGTAGAGTGAATTGCGGTCGATTGCATTGACAAGAATTTCGTCAAAAATCTTGAGAAGCGCTGGTGCGTAAATGACAGTTTTCTTTTCAAAACCGTCACCTTCTTTGACCCAATATTGTTCACCAACGCGAGCAACAGGACCAACATATGAGTCGGGTCTCTTCAAGATGTGCTCCACGTGTGTGAGTTTTTGTATACTTTCACTCATAGTTCTTGATTTTTAATAAACGAGGCTCTCACTTAAGCTATTTTCTTAAACAAAAACAGATTGTCTGAGTCATATCAAAAGAGTACCTAAGTCGCGGTCACAATACTCACAATACTCACAATACTCACAGCAATGAATCGCCGTTCAGGGTTGAAAACACGAGACCGCCGCGAGGTGAGGCCACCGCGGGAAGCGTCCAGACGTGCTCTAGAGGCGATCCGTGAGCAAAAGAAAGAAGAAAGACGCATGAAGAGGATTTTACGAGACATCGAACCTGATGTCGCAGTTGGTGAACTCACTGTGTGCACGAAACCAATTCACGAATTGAAACTCAAGCCTTACCAGCGAAAATTGAAACATCTTTGCGGGACGTCACATGAGAAACATGCGACGTATACCCGTTGCCCCAAGATGTGGGGCCCTATGAGTCTTAGATGTCACAATAAGCACTGCGAACGACGTGGATGTGGTGTACTTCATGGGGCTCACGTCTCTTGGCGAGTAGACAGACGTTCTAAGAGGCGGCAGTGTGGAATCATTGCTACGTGTGTTCCATGCAACACAACTTCCGGTTCATTCAAAGCATCGCGTGGGTCATCTGTGTTTGTCCTCGCTCGCGTGATGTCACGGTATCCATCGAAACCGTATGATCCACGTGAAGATACCGTGATAGATAACGCAATTTTTGAGTCCTAAGTCAGATGCAGCCGACATATAATTAGAGGATTCTCGAGATGTCTTACGAACAATGTCTCATCGACGCTATGCGCATGTACCGGGTGGATACACCAACGGACAAATGTAAAAAATTAGCAAATGCAACGTGGAAAATGAAACAAAAATACTCACAACTCAAAAAGGAAAAAACAAGTCGGGTCATTCAAGTGATAGATAAGGTTCCAGACAAAATTATCGAAAAGAGGCACACGGTACACACTTGCCAGGCAGTGACGCTGACTGGCAAGCCATGTGGTTTTAAAGCTGTGTGTGATGGGTTTTGTAAGAAACATTGTCCAAAGATAAAATATTAGCCTACTATAAATGTTAGACCAAGAAACATTAAGACCAGTTGTAATATCAATGGCACTCTACGTTGCTATCGCTAAAATTGTTCCCGAATCCGTGAAGAAACCAACGAACATTGGTTTCATAGATGACATCGTGTCCATGTTAATTGCACAAAAAGGTGCCATTGCATCAGGCGCCATCCTTACTGGCCTCATTGTGTTCATTACCAATTACATCATTGATGAATTGCTGTGAGACATTCGCATGCCCAACCATATGTTTCGTGTGTGAATGATCCATGTATCTTAATCGTTTCTCGTATGCGTCTCGCATGAATTCCAAGAGTTGTTCTTTATTTGGTTTGCCCCATTGCATACCCTTTTTAAATAAGAAGTCATCATTCTGCAACTCTTGAATTTCACAAGAAATCGTATAAGGTGTTTTTACATATTCTGGTGCTCCACCATAGTCTGTAATAATCACTGGTTTATCCCGTATAGCAGCTTCAACGGCACCCATACCAACGCCTTCCGAATTAGAAAAACTTACATAACAATCCGAAAGACGGTGGATTTTATCCATTTCTTCATCCGACACGAGACCATTTATGATTTCAATATTTGGTAGTTTTATATTCACAAGTTGATTGCACGTCGCTTTGACAACGAGTTTTGTATCAGGTTTGTTTAGGCGAACAAATGCTTCCAGAATATCTTTAAAATTCTTGCGTTGGTCGAGTACATTTCCAATGTGATAAAACGTGTACACGTCAGTCTGTGGGATGTGAGCTCTGACCACATAGAATGTTGTATTTGGAAATTGTCTAGAAAAAACGCGTTTACAAAATTCACTCGGAACGGCAATTCTATCAAAAAGTTCAAATAATTTACCGTAATCCTCGTGTACCGTCTCTGTTTCACAGACGGTCATACAGTGGAGATGTTTTATTTTTTGCTTGAGTTCTGGTATTTTACTGAGCCAAAACTCAGTGGGTAACGCAAAAACAAATGCTCGTTCACACGCTTCTATGGTTTCATTGATTTGTGCATATTTCCAATCTGGAAAGAGTTTGGTATACTTATATGCATGTTGTCCGATTCCACTCAGCAGGCTTGGACCTATGAGTATCATTTGATTTAAAGATAATATTTCCTTTATGTATATTATAATGGAATCTCTCAGGCAAGAAATCCGTAATGAAATGAAGTCTATTCGTATCAACAAGGCGCACGTGTATGACGTGTTGTTGCGTTTAGTTGATGAATTGGATAGCGCGAAAACTGTCGCTTCAGCTCCAGCCCCAGCTCCAGAACCCGTTCAAGAAGAACCCGTTCAAGAAGAACCCGTTCAAGAAGAATCCGTGAAAAAGATTGTTCGCCGAGTTAGAAAGAAGGTTGAATCGGTTGCATAATTTTGTTTGTCATGTAATAGAATCCACCCACTATAAACCCTATTAAGATTATCAAATAGCTAAATGGATACTTTTTCTTCTTTTTAGCATTTTCGACGTCTTCTTTATCCGGTAATTTTTTAACATTACTATTAAGTTCCTCTATTTTATGTGTCAGTAAGTGGAGTGCTTCTAGTATTTGTACTTCTTTATTGATTGGCTTTTCTTTTACGTCTATAGTGGTAATCTCTATCACCATGTAAAATGAAACCGTTGGTTTTAACAATTCATAGTCACCATCCCCCTGCGATTCATATAGTTTGAAATGTGTTTTCTGTATAGATATTGGGTTAAATAGAGCGGTTTGTCTTTGGAATGAACGCCATTGTTTATCTCTCATGATGAATGTGTTACTTCCAGAAAAGCTACGTTCTAGTGGGATTCTCGCTAAGATTTGGCCGTGTCTCTCATCAAGTATCTGTGCACGTTTTGGTATGTCTTCTGATACGATATCTATGTACTTGGAAACATTCGTGTTCCCAGTGAGATCATTTTCACCGATTTGTGTCACGTAGAAGTCGACAATTTTAAATCCAATAACCTTTGATAAATCTTCAACGTGTACATTTGATTCCAACGAGAAATCTATCGTAAATGTGTTATTCGACCCATTTACGAATTCGGAATCGACGGTGACGTACTGGACTTTCTTTGGTATGTCGTGAAGATTCATATTGTATTTAAGGTAGATAAAAAAAAGGAAACTATGTACACATAATGTGGTGGCTCTATCCCAGGGCGTTCTGTTATGCTATCACAACTACGTGCATCTATAGATACATACGTGGGGCACTTGTTTTTGTTGCACATGTACCGGAATACATCGAAGATTTTATGGACCATTTCTCTTGGTCATCACTTGGCGAACAACCCAGACAATTTGTGAGAACAATACAACACGAAAAGAAAAAACTTGAAGATTATCATCTAAGTAAAAAGAAGCAAGAATGAGTTTTTATACAAAATTACTGAGCTATTTTGTTCCGAGAAATTCATTCTCTGAACCTAAATCTACATTTGAAGAAGGTGATTACGAAGTAATCGTCGCAGTTAACGAAGTTGGTGAAGAAGTTATACTCTATTTTCCAAAGTCTGATAAAGGTATAGTGAGTGTATAATGAAAGATGACTACATACCTCTCACAACGGACGATTATCGCATCGCATTCTGCCAAGCGACGCGATCACTCTGCACGGACATGCAAATCGATATATGGGAAAAACTTGTCTATTCCAATGAAACGCCGAGGTGTCCAGATGCACCAATCAAATCAAGAGCACTCACTGAACGGGTTAGGTCTTGGAGATCTAAACATGCTTCTCCGCAATTTACGTCTGAATCAAATTTACGGGGACAGTTATTCCCAGATATACCAACCCGCCATTGATCTCATCAAGGATAGATTGGAAATCTTGCGAGCCGAAGAAGCTGTCGAAAAGATGAACGAATACATATATTGTTGTTCTGAACTCGATAAGTATCGAGAAATTGAGAATCGAAACGCCGAAAAAGAGGTGTTTTATAGCAAGTTTGAATATTGGACGCCTTCTCGGAAATTCACGGAGTACGTATCAGACGATAAACTCACCGAAGTACAAGTTCGTTTACATGAGATTACTGAAAGATGTAATGATTTCGAGAAGCGGGAATGGATATTTAAGGAAAAGACGTTTGGAAAACGTCTCGCGAGTAGAATAGAATTTTAATAAGATAACATCTTTTTATTTCATCATCTGAGTTGAACACACTTAAACAAATCAAACGTATATGATATAGAACAAATCAATATGCTTCTGTCCACTGAACTCGTCAAGCATGCAACCATTTTAGAACGCATGTATCACATGGATACTATCACGACACGTTTG